CATGTAGGTGTTCTTTGAATCCTTTAACACTTGGAACTTCATCATGTCTTACTGTCTTGTTTATGTATGTTGATAGGTGGCCAGCTTCTCCATTATGTTTTGAATGAACGGCATCATACATCTTGTGACCATGGGTGTCATGGATTTCTTTGGCTGCAGCCATATGTTTCTGAAAGTGTTTTTCATTCTCAGCTGAATGTTTAACTTTACTGGTGTCGTGTTCTGCACCATGAATGTGCACATCTGGATGTTCTTTGAACTTACTCATATCCACATGAGGAGTGTTACTCTTTAAATCGGAACCATATTGTGTATGAACTACCACACCAACCTTAGACTTCTTTATTTTTTCTGCCTCTTTGCCTTTGGCAGTATAAGTGATTGTGTTTGGTGTAAAAGAAACACTTTTAGTTTCTGTAATGTATTGTTCTTGTAAAGTCTTTGTATCGGCATGGTGCATCAAGTCACCTTGAAACACACCAGTTTTTGGTGTTACTTTTGGTAAATGTTTTAATGCGTGTTTGAGTGTTTTTGCTAAACCAGGAGAATGACCATGATTTTTGTCGATGTCTTTTTCCGTATGGTTAATCTTTGGATTTTTATTGAAAGCAGATTTAGTTGCAACAAAGAATTTGCCATTTTTGGGGTGATGGCCAAAAACGATTGATGGAGAACCATCATATTTCATAGTTAAATTAGTGTTTTTATGACCACCAGTTATATGTGCATGAGCTTTCATTAGAGCTTCATGAGCATGCTCAAAACCGGCATGGCCATGCATCAATGGCCTATCTTCAGCGTGATGAATATGTTTGAGCTCTGATCCTTGTTCGGATTCTTCCGTCAAAAATGACTTAAATGATAACATTGAAATTTCCTTTGAGATGCAACACACTATGGTTGCCGGTTAGATTATTTATACAACTTATCAACCTTGTGGGTACAAACCGTTTCCAACGATTAAATTATTGGGTTAGATATATACGACCCAAATTGTTGGATTTTAATTCCATTTCGTACCTTCAAAGTCTAGCCAATAATTCGTCATTCTACCTTTATCCTGTAATAGATAAAATGGTAGAGTATGGACCAATCCTCTACTGGATCCGTAGTATATCAGGTCTTTAGGTCCTTTGTCAAGAGCCCATGCAAAGTGGCTAGAACCAGTATCACCACCAATAAAGACTTCGGCTGTGGTAATGTGGTAATAATTCTGAACAAAATTGGTAGAATACCGCCAGCCCTCAAATGGGCAACTCTCGGTAGGTTCACCCTTTTTACAGATTACTTTTTCATAGTCTTTATATTCTTCGGTAGAATATTTGGCAATAATCTGTTCATATACATTCTTTGGCCAGTTACGCCATTGATTGTATGGTGCATCGAACAATGGAAACACAGCAATTTTCTTTTCCATTGGTGCATTGTTTGGGATTTTTACCAAATCACCAGATATATCTCTGAAATCCCAAACATTAACTTTTCTCCAAGGCAATGATTGTTCACCTGGTTCTGTTGAAAAATAGTTAGTCATCTTCAACATTATTTCATAAAATGTTTGACAATGTGTGTCTGAGCTAACATTTCCAGGTTTCAAATGAAACTGAATCATTGGGTCATTGTTGATTTTTCGTATGTGTTCCAATACATTAGCGACACCAATCATGTCACCATTACGAACTGTACCAAAGGTACCCGGTTCAATATTAATAATCATAATAAACTTTCTAAATCTTTTGCATGAACCAGTTTTGCTTGTCGATTGAGATAAAAATGTTTTTCAAATATTTTATTAATATCTTTGCCATCGTCCCAAGATACATTATCACCAACTCTAAATTCTGGTTTCCAATCTTCTGCTTTCCAAACACAATAGAGAGGAACATTACATAAGTCAGCTAACATACCAACACCAGTAAAATTTGTAATAAATGGTTTCTTTAAATTCTTAATGATGTAGGCATTTTCTAACATAGGTCTATTGAAGTCAATAAACTCACAATCTTTTAAATGAGATAAGACATGGGTTTCTCTGCGAGTGTCAATATCACCGATTGCCCATCTATCACCAACATAATAGGCGTCTTTCACAGTAATATCATATTCTGGTGTTTTTACTATGAAATCATCATCAACTTTAAATAACATTCTATATTTGTCATTCAACCAATTTTCATAACGACAGGTTTCTGTTGGCCTATTTGGATCTTCTTTATCTTCTCTGATTGGCCACGAACTTAAATTGACGATATCACCATACATAAACAATTCATCATCAAAAGAAACATCAGTAAATAAATCTTGATAAAGTAAAAATTCTTTAATGCCATTGAACTTACGCATCTCACCTTTAATTACAAGGTCAAATTTAGCAACATCTTTACTGACACCAGATAATACAGGCATTGCATTTAAAAAATCACCAAGATTGGCTGTACCATTAACATATATTTTCATTCACTAAATTCCTTAAAAGCAACAAACCAATCATCAATAGAAACTTTATGTAATTCAAACAATTCTGGTTTTTGTAAATACGACATCAACAATAATGTTTGGTCATCATCTATTAAATTATTTTTAATTAATTCACCAACATTATGATGAACTAATTGTTCCAATACAGGCCACATATCTTTACCTGCAACAATACATGGTCCTGTAATATGAACATCATTATTGAAAATCACATCTTCAATATATGTACCTTCTTTCCAATCTTTTAAATTGAAGAAATGAATCTTATCTTTATCAAAAGGATATTGCCATTTCTTTACATTATTACGAGTGGATTCTTCACGACAATAACCAAAATCCAACCAAGCAACCAAATCTGTTTTTATTAAATTTGTTTGCATGGCTTTCGTAACAAAAGACGATTTAAGTAGATTGACAAGAACGTAGTCAGCATTCCAGTATTCTGGATTTTTTACTTGCATGGGATTTATTTTGGCTTGATAGCGTGGGTCTTTTTGAACTTTAGTAATTTCTTCTCTGAGTTTTTCAAAACTATTAGGAAAATCAAGCGCTAGAATTTCGGTTGGTCTATCTTGCCTTATGAACTTTATATCATTTATAAATTCTTTTGATGTATAGACGACCATTGGATTGTCAAGTTTAGCCATATGACTAAATCTGTCAAAATAAGTTTTATTGGTTCTGTGTAGGTAATGCGGTAAACCTTTATCTGGTGTCCAATCACCACGGCCAATATCAAAGAAAGCGGTAACTATTGTAATGTCGTTCATATTTTTCTTGCTACAAATAATATACTATTATATTCTTTTCTAGTGTTAATGTCAAGCGTTGCATACTGAAAATCATTGGTTAATTTTTTACTATAATCTTTACCATAAGATATATTTTCCACATCTTCAATAATCAAAACACCACCTTGATTTAATTTAGGTACATATAAATCTAAAAATTCTAAATGGCTTTCTTTCGTGTGTGGACCATCATCAATTATGATATCAAAGTTGGGTAAGGCATTTACTAAATCAGGATTATAACCACTTGCTTGATACAACTTTATTCTACTGTTACCTGCTGTAGAAGTTAAACATTTTTTAAATCGGCCATCTTGACCGTTATCAACACCATATATTACAGCATTAGGAAAATAATCTGACCATAATAACAAACTTCCACCTGATGCACATCCTATTTCTAATAAATTAATTTGTCTGTTTTTATATTTTTCAAATTCAAAAGTATAAAATCTACTTATATAACCGTGTGCAGGATGTTCTTTATCTGTATCCAAATACCTATAGCGGTTTTGTTCATACTGTGCTAAAAGTAAGGACATCTTCATTCTCTGGCCAATAATATTTTTTATAGTTATTAATAATTTCAATATGTTCAGGTTGTTCTTCTACAAATTTATCAAAATCAAAACCTTTTTGGTGTCGGTGTGTATCAGTCAAATATGGATTAACACTATAATCTTTTCCACACAACATATAATAAACCACCATAAAACAATCCATAAAACCTAATGGATTATATTGTTGTTGGAATTTATCATGGTTATCTTTAAACCAGCCAGTTACTCTATCATAATTTTCTAAAAAGGTTGAAACTTTAAAGATTGAACCTCCACCACAACCGTATTGATTTGTCAAAGGCCGTTTGCCAGAAAATTGTTCAATACTGTCAATGATATTATCAGGAATAATATTGCCTACTTTAATATTCCAGCCTGCCATTTCCCATTCATCTTTTACAGTAATAGGAGATTTTTTAATCCAAACATCATCTTCAACCATCATTATATGAGATGTATAGGTCTGTTCACAGGCAAATTTAAATCTTTCAAACCAAACCAATATTTTTTCTAAATTATAACTTGGATAACCAACTTTATCTTCAAAGTGTTTATAGTGGCAATTAAATTTTTCAGCAATGTCTGATAAATCGTCTGCACAATCTGATCCTAAGAAATAATAATCAAAATGATGTTTACGAATATTTTCTACAATTTTTTCAGTAGATATTTTTTTACCAGCAGATGCCAAGTGTAGAAATGATAGAGAAGCCATTACATTAATCTTTCAGACCAAGTTTTAGGAGTTTTATCGGTGATGATTTCTAAAGGATAAGCATAGTCAAATGGTTTAGGACCTTTTGCTTTAATATAATCAACTGTTTCTTGTATAGATTGTTGTAGTGTTGTTTTGGTTTCATAGTTCAATAACCAACGAGCCTTATCAGCAGAACAATCTGCGTGTTTTACTTCTCTTGGCCTATCTGGCATATGAATTGCCTCACCAGTGAAACCTGTTGCATCTGCCACCAGTTTAGAAAGTTCTTTAATTGTTACTGTACCATCATCAGGTCCAATGTTAATAATCTGACTAACAACTTTAGGATCTAATGCCATCTTTTCTAAAGATCCAACACAATCATCAATATAAGAGAAACAACGAGTTTGTTGACCATCACCATAAATGATTGCAGGCAGGCCACGCAAATTACGATTAATCATAATGCTCATTACATTACGGAATGGGTCATCATACTTCTGACGAGGACCAACAATGTTATGTGGCACAGCAATGTTCCATTCCATACCATGAGTTTCGCAAAGAATTTTTAATACATCTTCACCAGCAACTTTAGCAACACCATATGGGTCAACTGGTTGTGGTGTCATATCTTCGGTGAAAGGATGTGGTTGATTACCATATCGTGCCATTGAAGTGCAATATACAAATCGTTTTACTTTGCTTTGAACGGCAGCAGATATTGTCGCAACAGAAGCCTCAAAGATATTTTTGGTAATGAAACTAGGACTGAATACAGACAGTCCTTCATGTGCTGTAGCGGCAGTATGAATAACAACATCACAACCTTCCATAACATAATTCATCTTGTCAATATCACAACAATCTACAACATATAGTGTTGCTTTCTTAGGTACATTATCACGATAACCACCAATTAAGGTATCGTTACCAACAACTTCATGGCCAAGTTCTAACATTCTATCAGCCAAATGACTGCCTAGAAATCCTGCAATACCTGTAATAAAAATTTTCATGTTAAACTCGTTTTAAAATAGTTAATCCGTTATTGTTGGTTCGCCTTTCAACCAACTGCCATTCAGGATGTGTGTCTATAAATTCTTGCACCGCTGGCCAAATGCCTTTGCCACCGAATTCACCATTGTCAGCAAATAATGTGGTGTCGTGAAATAAAATATATTTACGAACTTTGCCTGCGTGTAATTCTAATTCTTTTTGCACCTGTTCATAGATATGTAGACTATCCACCAACATCAAATCGGTTTCTGCAATTTCCACTTTACGAGTATCATCAACATGAAGTGTCACATTACGACCAGCATTTTTTGCTTCATCAAAAAACTCACGAATGCCTGGCAAAGGCATAAACTCATAGCTGTGTAGTTCTACATTATGTCGTAAAAATGCACGAGTGCTTTGAGCCCAACCAACTCCTAATTCAGTCACATGATTGCATTGTGATGTTAATTCGGAGATAATTGGTAAATGTTCGTGTATGTCTGTATCTCTTTCACAGGCATCTAGATATTCTTTTTCAAAGTCCATTATTCTGTCCTAAAAGTAATTAATTCTTCTTGTTGATATTTTTGTTTAATAAATTCTTTCCACTCTGGCACTCGGTCATATTGATGCACAATGGCAAATGTTTTGCCTAACGATGTTTTAACAATACCATTCTCAAATTTTGGTTCCGATTCTAGTAAATGTGACCTAAACGATTCAATCTTGGATGGGTCAACTGTTGTACCAGCCTGACAAGCCCAACCATCTAATTGTTTAGCAAAGTAAGTTACATCCTTGAATGGTTGTGTCTGAATGAGAACATTATAGACCGCTTGGTCACAAATAGGAATGGGTCGGTTGATTGCATTGAATAGAATATTGAACATCATATCTTTTACATACTCAGACACACCACCAATTGTTCCTACATTGTATATCTCATTATTTTTAAATAACTCATGAACATAAGGTCCATAGGCTTGCATAAGATTTTCATTACCCCATGGTTCATCTTTGTATCTCATACCTTCTGAACCAGCAACAAGTTTTTTATCTTTGAGATTTAATTCTAACCAAGTGATGGGATTAGTTTGAAAATAAACATCTTTGACATCTGTGGTAACTACATGATTATAATTCTGCCAAGTGTTTTTAAGAAAGTCGTAGATTGTAAGAAAACGAGCCACATGAACTGGTGCTTTGATGTCGTGCATCTTGATAATGATAAAATCTCGTTTGATTAATTCACCAATTGTTTCTTGTGAAGCATTACCAACAACCATGGCTTTGTCGCCAGTAAAACCACATTCATCAATTGATTCAACCCATGGTTTTAATTGATTGTAGTTGTAATTTGTAAATGCACCGATTATTAAGCTTTTTGACGCCATGGGTATTCTCCATTATATTTTTCATTCATTACTTTATTACCATTTTCAAAAAATTCTGCATTGACAGAACCTTTACCACCATCCACTCTATAACACGTTGTGTATTCACTTGTGCAATAGAATTTAGGAAAGTGTTGTGTGATTGCTTGTAGAAATACTCTATCTTGTCCCCAACCACCGTGCCAAACTGAAGCAATTTTATTTGCTACTTCTGTTTTAATGAAGTAACAATTAGTATCTATGTGATGAACTCCGTGATATGTTGGCCAAATACCTAACGATTCACAGTCATCAAAACAAACAAATTTACCTTGCTTATTATATATT